TCCTGAAACATACATCATAAAAAGATACCAAAAGATTCCTTCCATTGACGGGACGGAATTTATAAGAAAAGCATTTTTAACACCTAGTTTATCATTTGGAGGAGCTTAAATGAATATTAGTCAAGTCAGAGGAAAAGAGAATGTTCAAGCAAATCTGAACAGAGAGATTTTTAAAATTAAAAATGTCACTAAAAGAGGTTTAATTTTGTCTGCTGCTATAATATTTAATGATACAGAAAAGACAGCTCCATTAACTCCGGTTGATTTGGGAAATTTAAGATATAGCAGATTTGTAGTAACAGCAGATTCAATTCCCAGAGGAAAAGGAACTTCTCAATTTAAAGGACCAAATGCAGGAAAAATAATGGCAGAGCATAGTTCTACTATAACAGAAGGACAAGGAATGGTAAAATATAATGATAGAGCTAAAAATCAAGTTTCATTAATGATGGGATATAGTGCTAATTATGCATTTTGGGTACATGAGAATATTGGAATGCATGATCCTAGTAATCCATATTGGATTCGTAAAGCAAAAGAAGGTAAGATGTGGAGACAAAACTCTGGTCCTAAATGGTTTGAATCTTCAATAAAAAGGAATCAAGATAAAGTACTTAAAATAATTGCAGTTAATGCTAAAATAATATGAATAGCCCAGCATTTGATATAAAAGATATTTTAGAGGCTTCAGGAGAATCTTCAGGATATGACGATTTAATCTTTGAAGGAAAAGGTCAGAATGTTATAGTAGGCAGAGAACCATCTACTCCAGTAATTTGTGTAACAATATTTGACACTCCGGGGTATGCCCCTGATTTAGGATTAACAAGTAAAGGGTATGAAAGACCCTCCATTCAAATAAGGGTAAGAAATACACATCAAATGACTGGATGGGCTATTGCAGAAAGGATTAAGGATTCATTACATGGTTTGGCACAGATCACTGTTAATGGAACTTTATATAGTGTTATCAGATGTACCAGTGGTCCCGTTCTACTGGATTTCGATGATAACGGAAATTCGAGACATATTATTAATTTTGACGTGCAGAGAAGACCTGCATAACTAAAAGGAGGTAAAAAATGAGTAACGCTTTTGCAGGTGTTGGAACAAAGTTTCGGCGCTGGAATGGCACAAATTGGGTTGATCTTGCCGAAATCAATTCTATTGACACTAAAAAGTCACGAGCTACCATTAAGGTAACTTCGTTGGATTCTATAGGTGGCTACGAAGAGTTCATTCCTGGATTTCGTGATGGAGGTACCATTACGCTTCCAATGAACTTTACACGTGCTACTTACGAGCTTATGAATGATGATTACGAAAGTGATGTTATTCAGAACTATGAAATTTTATTACCGGATAATGAGGAAACCTCATTTGAGTTTGAAGGATTTGTAACTGAATTAGGATTGGGTATTCCTACAGATGATAAAGTATCTGCTGATGCCTCTATTAAGGTTACAGGTAAAATCGTACTCAATTCAGGTTCCGGTTCATCGGTATAATTAACAACAAACCTAATCAAGGTATTTTTTTATTATTAACAACAAATTAAATCAATCTAATCATGAGCACAAAATTAGTATTAAACAAAGAAGGTTTACTCCGCAAACAGGAGTTAAGAATTGAAGAAGTTGATCTTGGTAACGATGAAGTTATTTATGTACGTCAAATGACGGGACATGAAAGAGATCAGTTTGAACAATCAATGAGAAAAGAAGTTAAGAAGAACGGCGTTGTAGAAGGTTATGATTTAATATTGGCTGATTTTCGTGCTAAACTTGCTGCTTGTACCGTTTGTGATGAAGGAGGAAAATTATTATTAACAATGAATGACTATCAAATTTTAAGTAATAATATGAGTGCAGAAAGACTTGAGTTAATTGTTAATGTAGCTCAAAGTCTTAATTCTATTACCAAAGAAGATAAAGAGGGTCTTATAAAAAACTTAGAAGCAATCCCGGAAAGCAATTCCAATTCAGACTCTGCAAAGAATTAGGAATAGCTCATCCAGATTACCTATTGGATGTTCTTACTGGTCCTCAGCTTTCTGAATGGGAAGCAATGGATTTAATAGACCCAATAGGAAAATGGAGGGACGATTTTATAGGAGCAAAGATTGAAAGTCTACTCGTAAATATTGTACAACAATTATATGCTAAACAAGGTTCCACTCCAGTAATAACCACTCCAGCAGATTTTATGCCAGATTGGTTAGGAGAAAGAAAAATAGAACCTAAAAAGCAAAGTACAGAAGATATGAAACAAATGTTGTTATCTTTTGCAAAACGTCAAAATAAACGAATAGACTCATTAAAAAATACAACAATAGACCGACCACCAGCTAAATTTAAAGGACGATGAATATAGGAACACTTTGGGTGACGCTCGCAGCAGATTTTTCTCAGTTGGATAAAATGACAACCGGGTTAAATACGATAGCGCAAAGATTCAGAACATTTGGTTATTTAGCTTCTACGGCATTAACCTTACCGATACTTGCCGCAGGAAAAGCTTCCTTTCAATTAGCAAGGGATTATGAATTTTCCATGCAAAAGATTGTAGGATTGACGGGAGTTGCCCAAAGTGCTGTAAATGGTTGGAGTGCTGATATACTTAAAATGGGTCCAGAGGTTGCTAAAGGTCCAAAGGAATTAGCTGAAGCTTTATACTTTATTAGTTCTTCCGGTATTAAGGGACAGGAGGCTATGACTGTGTTAAATTTATCTGCGAAGGCAGCCTCAGCAGGATTAGGAGAAACTTCAGCAGTGGCTAATGTTTTAACTTCTGCTTTAAACGCATATAAGGGAACAGGATTAACTGCGGCATATGCTACAGATGTATTGATAGCAGGAGTAAGAGAAGGCAAGGCGGAGGCTGCAGGATTTGCTACGGCAATAGGACAATTGATTCCTTTAGCAGCTCAATTAGGTGTTTCTTTTGATCAGGTAGCAGGAGGTGTTGCTGCCGTTACATTAACAGGAGCATCTGCTGCTAATGCTGCAGTTTATATGAAAGGAATATTTAATACTTTAATAACTGCTTCTACACAAGGAAAAAATGCTCTTGATAAAATGGGAAGTTCTTATGGTCAATTAAGAAATATTTTAGCAAATCAAGGACTTGTTCCATTAATGCAGAAGTTAAGGGATATGCAAGTAAAGTATGGGGATGAATTAATGAGTGATGTAATTCCCAATATACGAGCAATGACTTTCTTTCTATCTTTTGCAGGGAAAAACTTCCAGTATAATACAGAGTTAATGAAGCGGGTAACTGCTTCAACAGGTTCTTTAGGAAAGGCATTTGCTGCGGTAGCAGATACAATAAAAGTAAGATATGATCAAGCTATATCTCAAGCACAGGGTTCAATGATATCTTTAGGTAAAACCCTTGCTCAGGTATTTTTACCTCTTTTAGAAAAATTAGTAAAAAAACTGGAAGAAGCTACAAATTGGTTTAATGGTTTAAGTGAAGCTCAAAAACAACATAAAGTAACTCAATTAGCAGTGATAGCTGTTTTAGGTCCATTATCCTTGTTAATAAGTGTAATTACTTATTCTGTTTCTGGATTAGCAAAAGGAATTTCATTGTTGGGTAAAGCAATGTTAGGATTGAATTTTATAACAAAAGGATTAGGAGGCTCATTTTCTCAATTAAGAACAATGATGCAATTTAGTCCTATTCTTACAAAAATTTTATTTACAATCAGTAAATTTGCTGGATCATGGGTGGGGGCACTTGTATTAGCTATTCCAGCAGTAATTATAGGATTAAATAAATATCAGAATAAGATTGCGGAAATTGCTAAAGCTCATGATTCTTTTAATACTACATTGGTAAAGGTAAATGGAACTTTACAAAAATTAAAAGATTTAACTCCTGCTGATTATGGTGCAATGACTTTACAAGAATTAAATGCGGCACAAATCGCTGTTCAACAGGAATGGGTGAAAACAAATACTATGCTTAATCAAGGATATAAAAATAAAGAAGGATTTTCTTTCTTTGAAAGATTATTTGGTTCTAATAAAAATAATGATAAATTTATTCAAGAACAACAAGATAAGATAGCCCAGTTAAAAACACAATATGAAGGATTAGGAGATACATATTATGATGTATGGAAAAAAAGTCTTCTTGAAGGGGAAATAAAAAGAATGGAAAAACTTACTGCAGGTTATAAAGAACTTCGGGAAGAAATGACTAGGTTACATAAATTATTTTTAGAACAATATGATACAAATCTTAAAGCAGGACCAGAAATATATAAAATGAAAATGTCTTATTCCTTTGATAAAACAGGATTAGGAGCAGTCAATAAAATAGCGGGTGGTATAGAAGTTCCTAAATTTGAGGAAACTAATCTTACCAAATTCTTTAGAGGAACAGGAGGAGGAGAATCAGGGGATTTAGCATATTTAAAAGGATTTCAAAAGGAGTTGGATCTTATTTCATTAAAAAATAAAGTGCTTGGAGATTCATTCAATACAGGACGTGCTCAATTATCATATTTTAAGGAAACTTTAGAGAAACTGTGGGATTCTGGATTGAGACCTGGAGTTCCTTTAATGGATAATTTGATTAAACAAATGAAACAATTAACCATCCAGCAAGAAATAGTTGATGGTTTACGGGATTCATTTGCCAACTTTTTTGCTTCCGTGATAAGTGGTACTGAAAGTATGACTAATGCATTTAAACAGATGGGTCAGCAAATTATCCAAGTATTTGCAAGAATGGCCGGGGAAATGATTGCTGAAGGAATTATGAAATTAATAATGTCTCTAATAGGTGGACCGGGGTTATCTATGGGAATATCCGCAGCACAAGGATTGGCGAGTAGAAACTTTATGAGTTTTGCAAATGGTACTAATTATGCTCCGGGGGGATGGAGTATGGTAGGAGAAAAAGGACCAGAATTGCTTAACCTTCCCGGAGGTTCTAAAATATTTCCAAATGGAGTAGGTAATATCGGAATGCAACCAGCGGTAATACAAGGTGAGGTTGTATTTGAGATTTCAGAGAATACAATGAAAGGGTTCTTGAATAAAATGAATAAGAAAAACAATTTGTACTAATGTCATACGATCTTAAATATCAATCTGATTTTTATAATACTCCACCTTTTAAGAAAAAGGTGTCTGTAAAGCTATATAAAAAAGATTATGGCGTACATGATACTATTTTTCTTAGAACAATAGAGGTACGAATTGATGCTAATTATCAGGATGAAAATACTCCTATAATTGGAAGAGGAGCAAAGGTAAATATTGTAAATGAAGGGACTTTTGCTTCTTTAAATGATTTATTAAAAGCAAGGGAAAAAGAATTCAAATGTATTATAGAGTATAACAATGAATTAGTATTTCAAGGATTTTCTATTTGTGATCTTAATGAACAGCAATTCCTTCCTAAATCTATCATAACATTACAGTTTACTGATTATTTGCGTAGACTAGAAAGTGATTCACTGGAATGCTTAGTACAAGCAGGAGAAAATTCGAATCTTATAACAATGATTCATGAGGCAATATATAGAATAGGTTTTGATTATCCACTATATGTTAATTCTACGTTATTTGAAACTACAATGAATGCAGGAAGTACTGATACATTTCTTGAACAAACCTTTTTAGAGCATAATATATTTTATACAGATGCTAATAAATATGATAATACTTATGATGCTTTGAATAAAGCGTTAAAATCATTTAACGCTCATTTATTCTTTTTAGGTGATAAATGGATATTGGAAAGAATAGATGATGTTACACGAACTGGAAATTGGGTTGTATTTTCTAATATATATGATAGTGCCGGATATGAAATAGGAGTTAGTATTGCTAGTTTAAAGCAAGAATATAATAAGCAATTAGATCATTTTAAATATCATGAAGGTACTCCAATAGTAGAATATGATAGTGGATTAAAAACATTAATACTTCAGTTAAAAGATAAACAACTGGATTCTTTTGTATTTAATAACTATACAGTTAATATGCTTTCTGCTCCTGAGTTAATTGTTTTTGATTCTAAGTTATGGGCAACAACAGGAACGCTTGCTTTAAAAACATGGTATAAATTTATTGATGCTACTATCTTTAGAATAGGTTACGCTTTTAGAGGAATGGGAAGTTATGTTGAATGGAAGTATGTAGCAGGAAATTATGCAGGGTTGTATTATTGTTTTAAATTAACGATAAATATTCCTGAGAATTATGTCAACAGTCCTGATATAATGACTGAAATACCTACAGAATTATCCATAAGTTATAAGCAGTCAGGTAGAACTGATTTAATAGATAAACAAGCTGTAGCAACACATTTTAGTTTAATGATAGATGAAGGGGATTTTGCTGGATATTATCTTGAAGAAAAAACTGATCCTAGTGGAGCTATGTTTTGGGGATTATCAGAGGAACCCAATGCTATTAGAAATGATTTTGATGTTAGTGTTAATGGAAATAAGAATAATGTATGGAGTATTAGTGAGTCTATAAATCTGACAGATCAGATAATAGCTACTGATCCTTTGCATAACACTCTACTTATACCAAGTATATGGGAGCAATTAAATAAACCTGCTTCCATAAAATTTATTGTTAGTTTTTTCCCTTGTACATATATTACAAAAACTAGAAATCCTCCCATAATAATAGAATCAGATAATATTATAGGAGATATTCAAATATCTATTGGGCAACAACGAGTTCCTAATAAACTTACATATTTTATCAGTGCCGATTTTATTAAGACAGAAACACAAGACATTGATTTCTTTGATTTAAGCAACGATAATTTTTCTAATGGGATAGAGACAGAGCCGGACGATTCATCTGGTGCTTTACCTGTTAAAACAGTAAACTGGGTAACCTCTCAGCATCCTATTCCTGCTCCGTTAATGGATATTTATGCCAGAGTTAAATTTGGTAATTATTGTCATACCATTCCTAAATTAAAAGGTACAATAATGTTTGATGGTCATCTTAAGCCTCTTTCAATATTAAGTGATAATAATTTAATAGATGATGGAATAATTCCTAAGCTTATTTTACATGGTTATTCATGGAATTTAAATGAAGGAACTTATGAAATAGAAGCAGTTGAATTTACAGAAGAGACAATAATTCCTGAGGAAGAAGAATCAAGTAGTGCTCTTCTTCCTCCTGAAAGCAGTGATATTATCTCCATTGGAGGTTTTTATGTTAATCTTTATCCTGAATCATTAAGTTGGACGTATAATGATCTTAGCACAAAAACCTTTATGGTATATACTAATATGCCACAATGGTATTTCCATTCTGATAATTATCATGTAGGGTTTGATGTAACGGTTTGGGACAGGACAAATACTATTCAGATAACCAATTTTGTTTATACATCAAATATGATAGTAAGAGTTACCCCAATAGCAAATAATACAGGGGTAATTCCTTTACATGCTTATATTAATATTGCTAATTCATATAATGAGAAAATGCCTGACGGAGCAATGATGTGTACTCAAAATTATCAGGAATTTGATGTTCCTCCTATTGTTACTGGTGTTGTA